ATAGGGAGGATTTTACCATGAAAAAAACTAGAAAAATCCGTTGCTATGTCAATAATGAATATTGCTTTACTACAACAAAATTTCCAAATCAGAAGGCATTGAAAAATTATATAAGAAGCGTAAAACATATTGAAATTGCGTCAATTCCTATGAAATATGTGACGATTTACGACTATGATAAATTAACTTTTGAATATGTCTAACTAGGGGGAGATTTTACCATGACGAAAAAACAGATTAAACAGCTGGAAACGGCTGGAAGAAAACTGGAAAAATGCGGCGGAGATTGCCGCCATTGTGATAAGTGCCATATTTATACACGTTGGACGGAACGCGCCGGATATATGGCAGTCGGTTGTGACCTACTCCCGTCTGAGTTATATGACTATATTGCAAGCGTGCCGTCTCAGTTGCACGCTGCCGCCGTGGAGCTTGTCAAACTTGAATTATCTTAAAACGCCATAGAAAGCCCGCCACACCGCAAACAGAAAAGACAAGTAAACATAGCCGGACGCGCTGAAAAGCCCGTAGCAAGGCGCTGAGCGGCTGAGAATATGAGAAGGAGTAAATTATCATGATGAAAACTACACAAAAAGCAATCCGCGAAACGTGCGCAACGAATATCACAAATTATAGTTTTGATCAAGCTAACGACTTGATGAATACGCACACGCTGCGAACCGTTGCAATGTCCTATGGTGTATACGGCATGAACGGCGCACTGTTTGAAAATGAAAACGGAGAACTATATAAAATCACGGCGCGGAATAGTACGCTTTTCCAGATGTGCTAAAACAGAATCACGCTTTACAAACCCGCTGGCGGTCTGCTGGCGGGCTTTTCTTTGTTTCCCTATGTTCCTATAGCTCTAGCATAGTTCGCGCCGTGTAAAGCCGTTAGAGTCGCCAGAAAAGTATTGTACAATATGCATAACTGACACGGACTTGTATTGTGAAATCTGCACAATTTCCAACTTTTCAGGCCATTTCCATTTTTTTCACAAGTTCGGTTAGACGGATTTAACTATTACATTTTCCCACCATGCTTTGCCCAAATGAAGTGAAAAATCGATGGGTCGAGCGGGCATAAATATGAGTGTGCCTTACATTTTTTACATTTTTCCCAGCAATATACAGTACATATAATAGCTTGGCGCGAAAAAAATCGAGCTGGATTTTCTCATGTGCGCGTGTGCGGATTAGGTCAAACGAATTTTCCCCCAGTAATATATGCCTATATACAATCATAGCGGCGTGGCGTGGCTTAAAACAGGTGTGGCGGCTCAAATCGACTATGGGTATATCTTGCCTAGAGTAGATGTGAAAGCGGTTCAAATCGGCACGGATGGCGCGACATGGCTATAATACAATCTGCGCTCGTAGTTTGCTTGTCATATATCATATAGACAAATTACCAACTGACATCTGCACATTATTTTACGATAGAAAAATGTGCGAATGTGCAAAAATCTCCTACAGAAAATGTGATGCTGTGAGTGAATATTCATATGAAAAAATGTGAATGATGGTGACTTTGATGCTAATATAAATCATGATATGTGCATGAAAGTAATGTTTCTACGTATAGACGCAAAGTTGCGTATTGTCTATAAATACATCTATCTATATCATGCGTATTGTTATCTGCATCATTTATGTGCATGATGATGTAGATGTATCTGCATATGAAGATGTATATAGATATTTATATATGCACGAGCTGAAAAATGAAGATTGATTTTCGAGATTGTAAATATGCGTGGAAATCGAAATTCTAAAATCGGAATTGATATTTACAATTCCAAAATGAAAATCAAAAATCGTACTTGACAAATAGAATCAAATGTGGTATATACATATATAGAGGTGTGAATTGAAAATCGAAAAAGGAGAATCGACGATGAAAAATGAAATTCGATATATGATTGCAGGAATTGGATTGGCCTTGGTTGGATTTGCTGCATGTGGCGGATTCGTCTATACACAGATTCAAGAATACAATTCAATGATGGAACAACGAGCCGTAGAATCTGAGCCGGTTGTCAAATGGATTAAATGTGAGCCGATTGAGACAACCAAAATTGAATATCAGAAAGATGATAATGTAGTCATTATGGAGACTATAGTGACAGAGCCGCAGATTGAAGAACAGGAATCAGAATCTGCTATTGTATATGAACCGCCATTTCATCTTACTGAATATGAGACATGGTTTGTTGAATGTGTGGTAGCTGGTGAGACAGCTGGTGAGCCGTATGAAGGCAAGATTGCTGTAGCTCAGTGCTATTTTGATGCAATGCTCAAGGACGGTTTATCTGCCACAGAAGTAAAATTGGTATATGGATATAGTGGCTGGAATGAAAATTTGGATAAGCAAGATAGAAAAGCATATAATGAAGTTAAAAATGCTGTGATGGACGTGTTCTATGGCGGTAAATTTGTAACCGATAAGCCGATTCTATATTTTTATAATCCTGCATATGGCTATAGTGATTGGCATGAAGCTCAAAAATATTGGGGAAGTATCTCTAATCATAAATTTTTTTATCTAACTGAAGATGAAAATGCAGAATGGACAAATATTCTCTTGACAAATGTAAATGAATATGGTATAATCAAACCGTAGGTGATGATGATGTATGTACTCTATAATCAAAAATACTATCTTATGCACAATGCTATAGGGCAATGGACACCAACACCCGAATTAAATGAATCGTTTCAATTCAACGATAAAACCAAAGCTGAAAATGCGCTTTCTAATCTGCCAAAGCAAATGCGCAATCTAGGCTATTTTGTGCAACAGATTGATGCACCATCTAAACCCGTCGATTTCGACCGGAATACAAATTTGGATTTGGTAGATTATGATTCGGCATTGGCGCAAATTGGCTCATTCTGTGACCTGCATGACCAACTTGTAGCAAGGGCAGCATGGGTTGAATATAAGCTGCAAGAGGTAGAGAATAAAATTCAAGACGTGCTTCATGCTATTGAGTTCAATTCTTATAATGCTAGAGATGGATATAAAATATATAAGCTGCTACATGATTTACGACTTGAACGACGCAAATATAAAGACGAGCAAATTATAGCTGATGTGATGAAAAGCGGCTTTGCTGGTTCAAATTGGAAATTGGCTAGAACTAGAGTAGACGATCTGAAAGATAGACAATATCATGTTAGAGAAATGGAGGAGCTGTTTGAATGAATATTGCAGATATTCTAGGTGCAATTCTAATCATTGGAGGGGCATTGCTTTGTCTATTACCATTTTTACCTTTGAAATAATATGGAGGAATTGTTCAAATGATTGAAACAAGAATTTATAAATGTGAATATTGCGGTGCAGAATTTGATGATGAGTATGAGGCAAATTGCCATGAATGGATATGTAGATATAATGATACTAGAAAGCGAGATGGCAGTAGTCTAAGATTCTATAAAGATGATGGTACAGAAATCAAGTTCGACGATGCCGCATTTGTATGGGCTGATTTTGATAATAACACAGCATTTATTGTTGGCAATGATAGTGATGTAAAATTTGTCATTGATTTCTTTGAATGGCATGGCTATGAGAATCCGTTCCGTGCTATTGAAGATGGCGAGAATCCAAACTATTATGGACTCTGGTGGTTCAACCCAGAACTGCATTATGGTGAATGGGTGCGTGTAGACGATCAGATTAAAAAATGGACGGATATTAAAAATAAATTTGAAAAAGATGCTTGACAAATCAAATTCTATATGATATAATCCAATTATCAAATGAATGGAGATGATAATATATGGGATTAGATATTAGAATCAGTCGTGCCAAGCCAATCTATTGCCCGCATTGCGGTGAATTGGTTACATATCGAGCTGTTGATACAGTTGATGGTGACGGCTCAAGTTGGTATGAATTTCTTGAATCTATTGGTTACTATAAGCCATATGTAAAAGGACAACCTTATTCACCGTCTATGTATGGTAAAGATTTGGTGTTGAGCAATGAGCAGGTCGGTAAATTGTTCAAATTTGTAAATCACCCTGATTTTGAGGGTATATGGCAAATGGATAGTGTATCGCGTCTGATAGAATCGGCTCGTATCGATGGTGATAAAATTGTAATCAATGCAGATTGGTGATGATAGAAATATGCTTAATACCTATTTCAAAATCGGAGATTTCATTTGCCATGTAGACTGCTATGACCGTGAGACTGGTCTGTGGGGATATAGCTGTGATGAAGTACCAGTTCTTAATGGCTGGACTTGTGAAAAATTTATCCAAGAATTTCAAATATGAAAAGAGAAGAATTTTACCTTGTTCAATATACAAGGCGAATGGAATTAAGCTGTACTAATAACATAAAGTTAGATTCGGATGAGATTATGTTTATATCTGAAGAATCCGCGCGGAAATTTATTATGGATTTATATAATAGTGGCGATTTGTTATGGACGCGATTATCAATTTATGAGGATTATTATCCAGATTAAAAAAATAATTCTTGACAAATGACTAATTGTGTGATATAATATAATTACCAAATGAAAGGATGGTATATATTATGGATAAGAAATTGGTCAAGTTTATAGAAAGTACATATGAGATGGCATTATTATGCAACAACAAAGTTGACGTAAGGTGCTATATGCATCAAAGTCTTGGAGCTTGTTGTTACGAATATGAGCGGTCTGGGGATCTGGATGCAATCAATATTTGGCGCGATAAATGGAGAGAAAAATTTGAAAAATTAGCTTGACAAATAGTATCTCTTATAGTATAATACAGATGTGGTTGAGAGATTAGGTAATCTCAATTACAATTCTTCATTGTGAACCTCCTAGAATATAGTCCTGAGCATGACGATAAAAGGCTCAAATAATATGGCGGTGTCGGTTAATGGTAAGCCAGCTGGCCTATACCCAGTTTAGTCCTAGATTGGGGCAAAATCAGAGTTCGACCCTCTGCGCCGCTACCATGATAAAATCTAAATATAACGAGGTGATAATATGAAAGTATTCAAAGTATGGGTAGACAAATGTGATTATGGCACTTATGATTCATTTGTGTGTGTAGCAAACAGCGAAGGTGAAATCAGAAATCGTATTAGCATCGATGAGTATAACTGTCGTGTCGTTGATGTGGGTGGAAATAATAATTATGAAGATCGTATTGATTTTGAGGATTTTCAAGGTGAAATTCATATTGAAGAAGTAAATCTTAACGTAGATAAGCCATACATCGTATGTTCAAGCTATAATGCTTGATGAGAATGAGGTGATAATATGGAAAAATCTCCATTAAAAGCCATTCGCCAGCATTGTTTGGAATGTAGTTGTGGCTCAGCTTATGAAGTAAAGAATTGTGTTATCCATGATTGCAATCTGTACCCATTTCGCCTAGGCAACAATCCATTCCGTACCCGCTCAATGACCGATGAACAGAAGCAAGCTGCGGCAGAACGGCTTAAATCGGCTCGTCTGGCAAAGAAATCATTGACTAATAATGAAGAAAATTCAGATTAGTTGATTAAGTAAGGTAAGTTTTGTAGGGCTAGATGTTTAGGAGAATTTATTGATTATTAGTGTATGATTATTAACGATTGGATTTGTTTACTTGCCGATACAGCTGTCCTCATATTCTCATTTGTATGCGGTGCAGCTTGGGCAATCAATTTATTGAAAAAATAATAAAAATAATACTTGACAAATAAAATCAAGTATGGTATAATTGAAAATGTAAAGATGATGGTGCTGTATGAACGGATGTTCCATGCTACAGTGATTGCATATGAGTAGGCTACAGCTAAGTGGAGTTTGATGAACAGCCATCATGATATAGGGAACGTGCGTGAGACAAATGAGATAAGCATGAATGGCGTAATTGCTGAGTAATGCTAAGTAGGGCGCACTAGTCAATCTGTTCGGCATAATGAAAGGGATTGGGATTGACAAATATAAAATGACACATCGGAAAGACGATGATAATATCCGACCGGATTTGAAGATAACCGTCAAATCTATATCACGCCCGCACTGGGGTCTGCGCAGAGTTTGAGAAGCGGCAGATACAGACTAGAGAATTGGGGTCGCGCCCAATCGTGCCACGTTAGCATCCATGCAAAAACATAACGGCAAAGGTGATATAAGGATATTATGTAAACATCATTCACGAGCCGATGCTAGAAATAGCTATGAGGTAGGAAGTTGGCTTGAGATAAATATGGAAGCGTAAGTTAATTGGGAAACTCACAGTGTTTATTCGTCTGAATGCAAGTTCAATTCTTGCCGCTTCCAATAGATTATAGGATTGCACGCAGCTATGCTCAGCATTGTAACTGTCCCAGATGCAAACCTAAGAAAATCTTAAAATCCTTAGATTTGTAAGGTTGAGATAATGAATTGGTCACATGAATCTCAATCTAGTTTATGGGTTGTAATGCTAGTTGCTGAATAGCTGATGGTTGACCACCTGATGTTATGAGGCAACGTCTTAAATCCTCATTGAGTGCGCATTATATGAGGCGTTTGCCGGTTGACAGAAAATCGGACAAAGAGCGATATTCGGCACAGGCTCATAGCGCGGTGATAGCCTATTCCGCGCATTGCTGAAAACGTCATTAAGTCCAAGGATAAATGACGGGTCGAGTCGACGCAAAGAATTAGTTCAGCGATGTAGCGGCTGTAAAGCCACTAAACAATATAGGGCTTGGGTAAGATGACCCTGTAAGTAGTTGATAGTGGAACAATAACCCTATATATCAAGTCAATATGCGCATGAACATTGCGACTTGTTTTAATAAAATTTTATTAGAAATTGAAAGGAAATTAAAAGGAATTTATGACCAAGAAGGAAATCGTCAAGTTTGTCGCAGATAGCACAGAAAATACGGTCAAGGACACAACTGAGATCGTAGATACATTCATTGACTATGTGCGGCATAGTCTAGTCCAGCATGAAGACGTGGTGATTCATGGCTTTGGCAAGTTCACAACCAAGTTGCGTGATGCTCGTACAGCTCGTAATCCACAGACCGGCGAAACCATTGAAGTTCCTGCCAAGTATGCTTTGGTGTTCAAGCCAACGAGCACACTCAAGGCAGAAATCAATGAGTAAATAATCCTCCTGTTAAAATCCCTATGGTCGAAAGATTGTAGGGATTTTTCTAAAATAGGGCTTGACAAATCGCTGCTATGGTGCTATACTTAAATCATCAAATGAAGGAGCTGAACATTATGAATGAACTGTTTGTTATGAGTCTCAAAGCAAAGCACCGTAGTGAAGGTACTATTCGTGAATATACCAAGGCGATTGAGAATTGCTTGGATTATGTCAACAAGCCCGAAGCCGAAATCAAGCCGATTGACCTTGAATTATGGCAGTCCAGCATGAGCAATCTTAGCTCTGCATCTGTTGCTCAGAGAACATCTGCGGTTCGTGAATATTTCAAGTTCCTTTATAGGAATGAGTTCATTAACCGCAATCCAGCTGAGATGCTTGAAGCACCACAGATTAAGAATCGTGAACAGTCAGCTCTTAATGGCGAACAGGTCAGAGCAATGGTCAATGCTGCAACCAATGAGCGCAATAAGGCGATTATCATGATGCTTGCTCAGACCGGCTTGCGCATTCATGAGCTTGCCAATATCACGCTTGAACAGTATGAATCTCGTAGCAATAATGTACTGGTCATCCGTGGCAAGGGTGATAAGGACAGATTGGTTGGTCTGGCTGATGAAACGATCAAGCTGATTGATAGCTATATTGCTAATGAACGCAAGGATGGATGTGAATATTTGTTTGTAGGCAATCGCGGAAATAAAATGGACGGCAAAAATACCAGTGCTATGCTCAAGGTGTGTGCTAGAAAAGCTGGTATTGAGAATTGGGAGGAATTGCATATCAACAATCATACAATGCGCCGCACATTTGCTACTATGATGTCTGAGGCTGATGTGCCGATTGAGGTTATTAGTAAGGCAATGGGGCATAGCGGAATCCAAATCACATCCAGATATGTTAAGCGCACTGAACAGCGTGCCGTTAATGCAATGAGCGTTGTTAATTTTTAATTGAGGAGGATAAAACAATGATGTGGGACGATGTATTTAATAGTCTATATGAAGAAATTATGAAAGAGAGGAAAAAGAAAGATATGAAGCTAGAATACAAATTCTATGAAAAGAATCTAGCGCCTAAGTGGCTAGAGGGCGATTATGACCTGCATATTGAGGGCAATCGCATGACGATGACGAGTAAGGACGGTAAGAAGGTAGAGACTCGTTGTCATCCAGACGATGATTGGCGGCTACAGGTTGGTATTGATGAGCTGAAGGAAAGAATGGCTGAAGCAAAGAAGCCAAGAGAAATTAAGGTTGGGGATAAGGTAAGACGTATTCCGACAAGGATGTGCGTGTATACAGTAAAAGTTATCAACAAGGAGCGTGGATATGCAATTATTGATCGGCGGGATTGCAAAATTCCAATTATTGCTGAATTGGCAACTCTTGAGTTAGTTGAGGAATAATATGACCGATATGCACAATGAAGTTGTAGAAGCTGTTGTAGAGCATTACAAGGGTGCTGATGAGGACATTGCAGCTGATTGCTTAGTATACCTATCTAGCTTAAAAGTCCTGCCATTAGCCTACACAGCCGATACAGCACTAGAATCAATGGGCAGATGCCCTATTTGTGGTTGTAAGCTAGAGCGGTATACACATAGAGAGTTGCATACTGAGCTGGATGAGCCATGCTATGAGACATTAACAGAGGTCTATTGTCCAAATTGTGATATTCCATATAAGGAGGGAACATATGTCGGATAATGAACTGCATGATGTACTGAAAGCCGAACTTGAGCCTAAATTTCAGAGCTATTTTAATCAGGGCTTAATGACAGGATGGGATGCTTGTATCTATGAGATTGATAAGCTGACAAGCGGCTTAACATCTGCTAAAGCAATTAGAGAGGTCATCAAACGTAAGGCAGCTGAAGCCAACTCAAGAGGTAAAAAGAATGGATGATGTGTGGCGGCTAGTGGCATGTGTGTTGCTATGGCTTGGCTTAATGCTATATGAAATCAAGAAAGGCGATGTATGAAAGAAAAGAATAATCTATTACCATTATGGATTACTGGCGGCTCGATATTATTTGTGTCAGCCGCTATGCCATTGATTGATTCTGTGGCCACACGGATTTCATCTGCTATCAATGCGCATATCAATCGTATGCAGATTGATTTAGAGCTTGACCAGAGAGAGGCACAAGCCGCTGCTGAGACAATTAAGCCAAGTCCACAGATGACGCAAGCAATTGGTTTTGATGTAAACCCAGAGCCTGAATATGAGGATGATGATTATGAGTAAACGCCCCTCCCATATCTGGGAAATTCCTTGCAACCGTTGTGATTATCAATCTGATTGTGACAAATATGTAAAAATCGATCCGCGCATGACCGCACAGAGAGATAAGATGTGGAATGACGCTGATTTGAATTGTATGGCATGTGTGCTCAGAAATGTGCTAAAGATGAGGAAGGATGGTGAGTCAGCTTAATGGAATGGATTGAAAAAATTGTATGGCATGAGGTTGTGACTAGACCGCCCACTGAGGAAGAACTTGAAGAATGGGCAGAATGGGGATTTGTAGAGTACGAATATCCTGCCTATATTTTTAATTGCGAATTACCCGATGAAGGTAAACATATTCTAGTTCTTACAACAGGTGGGTTTGTGTACGCAGATACTTGCATGGTTGATGATATATGCAATGGCGATAATATGTATTATCTCGATAATCTGGGTGATTGGGATGACGTGGTAGCATGGGCATATTTGCCAACTGGTAAAAAGGACGAGGAGGATATTAAGTGACCTCAAAAGGAACGTCTAGGTCATATATCCATTTTTTATCGAACGCCGCCGTTGATGTGACCGGCTCTTGTCATCATGTGCGATTCAAAAAATATAGCATTCTCCTAGATTGTGGCATGATACAGGGCATGGGGGATATTGTATCTGATTATAAGGCTAATCTTGCTCAACTAAAAAAGATTAAAGCAAGAGAAGTAGATTTTATTATATTAAATCATAGCCATCTTGACCATGTTGGGCTTGTTCCTGCGCTATATGCTAAAGGATGTAATGCTTATCTCTATGTACCGACCGGTTCTACTGATTTTCTCAAGTTGCTATGGGAAGATAGCTTGAAAATCATGCGCGCTGATTGTCTAAAAATCCAGAATAAACATGGTCAGAAAGCTGCGCCGTTCTATGATGAGCAAGCTATTGAACGTGCGCTTAATCGTATCATAGAGGTTGATTATAATACGCCAATCCAGCTTGCTCCTGATGTTAAGTTAACATATTATCCTGCTGGCCATATTATCAATTCGGCGCAATGTGTACTTGAGCTAAAAGATGGATATGTGACTAAGCGTATTGGATTTACAAGCGATATTGGCGGTGCATTTGAAAGACCGTACAAGGCTCATAGACAGACATTGCCATTCGTTGATGTTCTTATCTCTGAATGCACATATTGCCAACAGGGGCGACCTAACAGCCCCAAGGACAGAGATAAGGATATTGAGAAAATCAAGACGGTTATCGCTGAATCCAATAAAATCCTAATCCCTTGTTTTTCATTAGACCGTACTCAATCTATGTTGCGCCTATTACATGATGAGGGCATAGATAAACAGATTAAAATTTATCTTGATTCGCCTCTTGCTTCTAAATTCTGTACAATCTGGCCGTGGGAAGAAGATGAACTTGAGAACGTGAGAATTGTTGAATCTCAAGAAGAATCGCTTAATCTACAACTGCGAAATGAGCATTGCATAATCATCAGTGCTTCAGGCTTTCTTGTCGGCGGCAGGATTATGAGCCATCTTAAAACAGCTCTACCTGATAGCCGTAATCATATCTTGTTCTGCGGCTTTGCTGGCGAGAATGGACTTGCGGCTCAAATCAAATCCAATATGCCAGAAGTTAATGTTGATGGTGTGAATATAGCAAACAAAGCCAATATCACAGAGCTGCGCTCATTTAGTAGTCATGCAAGCTATGAAGAATTGATTGACTACTTGACAAATCAATGCCGTTTTAATAAATTGTGTTTAGTCCATGGAATTTATGAGAACAAAGTAGAATTTGCTAATACCCTACAAGACGAGCTAATCAAACAAGGTAAATCAAGTAGGGTGGTATGTACTCAGCAAGATCAGAAGGTATTCATATGAATGACGAAGAAATTTTAGCCATCAAATCTCTACAAGATGGTGGCACATATATTGTTAGATTTAACAAGAATTTAAGTTGTAAGCAAGTTAATATACTATTGTCAGAACTGCGGCTTCACTTAGTCGGACGAAATGTTAGAATATTACCTGAGATGCCACAATATTTTGAATTTGTTAGAGAACCTGTAGAAAAAATTAAATAAACCTCTTGACAACCGCTCCAATCTATGATATAATCCAAGTATCAAATGAAAGGGGCGGTTGTTATTATGACTGATAGAGAACTCAATATTATCAATAGGAAATTGATGGACTATATTAGAGACAATCCGGAGGTTGTTAGAAAGGCTATTGAAGATTATTTTGACAAAATGAATCTCGTGAATTTTGACGAGGTTGAAATGGGTAAAGATGTACTTAGATGCAAAGTTACGGAGGATTGACTATGACCATTGAAAAACTGTATGATATAATCAAAGCATGGCGCGACTCTGTGATCACAGAGGGTATGGTTTTTACTGGAGAAGAGATGGATAATGTACTGAAGCAGCTTGAAGCCGATATGCTCATTGAGCAGTCCAAGAAATCTTGTACTAAGTCGATTGTGACTGCGGCTAATAGGATTATCAAGAACGCTGAATCGCGCAATAAGCCAGTGCTTGAAGGTATGTTTACCAATCAGACAAAAGATGGCTCAACGCTGTATTGTGTATGTGATAGCTTTGTAGCTATTAGATTCAATGAAAAGCCGCTCCTGCCTGAAATTGATGAAAAATGGCATGGACAGGAAATGCAGCTCGAGCAGATTGTTAGACCAATATACGACTCTAAGGAAATTACCCTGCCTGATATTGGCGAACTAAAGGTATATATAAAGACGCATAAAATCAAAGAAAAGAATAATCCTAAGAAAGTAGCAGATTACATGCTTAATGATGAATTGAATCTTTGGGTCAATCCGCAGTATTTGCTCAATGCTATGGAATGTCTGCCTGATTGTAAGGCATATGCGGCAAATAGAATTAGCCAGATTTATTTCAAAGCTGAAAATGGTGATGGCGTGGTTATGCCGGTGAATCATAAATAAGGAGGAATAGATATGCCTTGGAAATATCGACCACATAGGGGTACACTTGAAGAATCAATGAAAGAATGCCGCGAATTTGATTCATTATCAGACGTGCTTGAATATATCGCAAGCGAATGGGGTATTCATAAATTCGACCTAAGTATCAAATATGTATGCGACGACAATCGTATTGGATGGTGTCCGACGTATTATGTTTGTACTGATACATTTTATGGTAAAACATATAATGAAATACCACAATGTATTGGGATGTGTACGGAAGTAGAATAAATATGAATGAACCAATTTGGGTAAATTACCATAAGCATACATCTCTAAGTAATAGATATATGAAAGATAGCCCGCTCTTGCCAATAGATTATTGGAATGAGCTAAAGGCACGCTATGGTAATAAATCATGTATCTATACCACAGTAGAACATGGATGGGCTGGTAATTATTTCAAGCAATATGATGACCTAGAAAAATTTAATAAGAAGAACGGCACGAATATCAGATGGATATATGGCGCTGAAGCATACTGGGTAAAAGATCGACATGAATCTGATAGAAGCAATTGCCATATTGTACTATTGGCGCGAACTGATAAAGGGCGCAAAGCAATCAATAAAATTCTATCTATTGCAAACAAGGATGGATATTATGCGCGTCCTCGTATTGACCTTGAGTTGATTAACCAGTTACCAATAGATGATGTGATGATTACAACTGCTTGCATCGCCTTCTGGAATAAATACGATGACATAGACGATATTGTTAGGCATATAGCCGAGTCATTTCCTCATTTTTATCTTGAGGTACAGGCGCACGACACACCAGAGCAAAAAGAACTAAATTGGCGCATTATCCAAATTAGCGAAGAATTAAATGTGCCAATCATTGCCGGTTGTGATAGTCATGTCATCACTGAATCACAAATGCTTGATAGAGATGAATTGCTCAAATCAGGAAACATCCATTATGAGGATGAAGATGGATGGTATATGGACTATCCAACCTATGATGTGCTATTTGAGCGATTTAAGCAACAGGGCGTATTAACAGATGCACAGATTAAAACCGCTATCAATAATACTAATGTATTGTTTGAATTTGAGGACATAAAGCTCGACCGCTCCTTGAAAGTGCCTGTCATCAAAGAGCTGCGTAATAAGACACAAGAAGAACGCAATCATATATTTGAACAGATTCTGAAAGATGAATGGTTCTTGCAAAAAGCTGATATTAACAAGGATAAACTGCAACAGTATTATCAAGAAATCAAGCATGATATAGGTGAGATAGAGGCTTGTAATATGGCTGATTATTTCATCTTGTCATATATGGTAATGAAGCGAGGACAAGAGAAATATGGCGGCATCTTAACTCCATCAGGGCGTGGCTCTGCTGTATCTATGTATCTCAATAAGCTCTTGAGACTTACTAAGGTAGATAAGGTCAATAGCCCTGTCCTTATGTATTCAGAGCGATTCTTGACTAAAGAGCGCGTCTTAGATAGTCATACGCCGCCTGATATTGATAACAACGTCAGTGACCGTCAACCATTCATTCAAGCACAGCGCGACCTTGTAGGTGAACTTGGCACATATGATCTATTGGCTCTTGGTACGCTAAAATTCAAAGCCGCATGGAAAATGTATGCAAGAGCATATAATGTCGAGCCTGATACAGCCAATGAAGTAAGCAAGCAGATTGACCGATATGAAACAGCCAAGAAACACGCTGAAGATGGTGAAACGGTTGATATTCATAAGTATATTGAGCCGAAATATCAAGAGCTGGTAGATGGATGTAAAAAATATCTAGGCATTTATGATACTGCAAAGGGGCATCCCTGCGGTTGCTTGTGCTATGAGGGTGACATTGAATCTGACATCGGCATCAGCTTGTGTAAATCCGAAGCAACTGGTAAAGAGGTGCTTGTCGCTAATATTGAATCGGGCACGATTGATGCTTTTGGATATCTCAAGCAAGATTATCTTATTGTTGATTCAATCGGCCTGACATATGATATTTATAAAGAGGCTGGAATCGAGCCATTCACTGTCAACCAGCTTCTTGAAAAAATCGCACATGATGATGCAACATGGCAGATTTATGCAGATGGTTATACACAATGCGTCAATCAGTGTGAACAGCCAAAGTCAACTCAAAAAGTAATGCGATATAAGCCAAAGAATATTGCTGAGTTGACCCAGTTCATAGCTGCAATCAGGCCGTCATTCCAATCTATGTATCAGACATTTGAGCAACGGCAACATTTTGATTATGGCATCAAGGCTCTTGACGATTTGCTCCAAGATGAATACTGCTCATCATCATTCATTCTATATCAAGAATCTCTAATGAAAGTCCTTGGCTTTGCTGGCTTCCCTATGTCTGAGACATATACTATCATCAAGGCAATCAGTAAGAAAAAGGATTATATTATCAAGGATGCAAAGCCAAAATTTATCAAGAATTTTGCTCAAGCCATTCTTGATACGGGCGAAACAGATGATGATAATAAAGCGCATGAGCTTGCTGATAAAGTATGGACGATTATTGAGAATAGCGCCGCATATGGCTTTAATAGTGCCCATGCTTATTGTATGGCTATTGATAGTGTAACGATTGCTTATCTCAAAGCGCATTATCCACTTGAATTTTATAAGTGCGTGCTCCAGCGATTCACTGATAAGGGCGAAAAAGACAAGGTTGCACTCATTAAGCAGGAGATGCTAAAACGCGGCTATAAGCTCAAAGATATTCAATTTGGAGATGATAATAGAGCATTCAATATAGACCGTTCTAACAACTGTATTGTGCAAACTATGGCATCTATTAAGGATATGCCTAAGAGCGCACCAGAGGCACTATATGTGCTTGGAAAATCTGATATAAAGAACCGCGCCGCTCTATATCAAGCTCTTATGGACGATCCTAGAATCAATAAGAAAACCATTGAAATTTTATTCCATCTTGGATATTTTAACAAATTTGCTCAACCAAATCGGCTCATTGCTGAATATGAAATTTATCAAAAATATATTTCAGCAAAGGTATTGACAAAATCATCATTTGATGATATAATGATAGATGTAATTAGACCGTGTTGTAGTAAAGAAACCGAGAAGCAATTTAGAGAGATTGACAATAAAGCATTGATAACAGCTTTAATTAAACAAGCAAATATCAAACCAGCTACTATTGTTGACCGTATTAAATGGCAACTTGAGTATCTAGGATATTGTACAGTAAATGACCCAAATTCAGACCCCAACGATTGGCTGGTGCTAGATGTAAAGACAACAGGATATGGTACGGTTTATTGTACACTATACAACCTATGCTATGGGGCAGAACGCACATATAGGGTTAATAAGAAATTCTGGACGAATCATCAATTATCAAAGGGTGATGTAATTAGAGTTGTGTTACAAGAAAAAAATAAAATGAAAAAGGACGAAAATGGTGAATGGGTGACGCTGAGCGAAAAAATCGTGGAGATGAAATGTTGGAAGAAATTGGAGGTGTAAATAATGGATGCTGTTGATTTTTTGAACGAAGGTACTAGGATGTGCAATAGTTATGAAGCATGTGTTGGTTGTCCTATGGAGGAAACAGATGATTGCTGTATGGTTAATATAAATCTCAAGCAAATGATAAGTATTGTGGAGCAATGGGCAAAAGAACATCCTATAAAAACAAGGCAGAGCGAATTGCTTAAGCTATTTCCTGAAGCTAGTGTGCTATATGATGAATATCTAAATATCTGTCCAGCTCAACTTTCAAGTGAATGTCGTGATAAGAAAACTGGTGGATGTTATGACCCCGGAATGGATTGTGGCAAATGCAAACGTGATTTTTGGCTAAAAGAAATTGAATGAGATTAAGGAGGATTGAGTAAGTAAAATAATACTTGACAAATATGCGAGTATGTGATATAATATAGTAGAGGTCAAAGCTAGGTTGCAAACTGGCTTAGTTTAAGAGGGTTGCCTATATCCACCCTCTACTCTAAATAAATCTTATATAGGGAGATTGATAAAAAATGGAAGAAATCTGGAAAGATGTGGTTGGATACGAAGGATTGTATGAGGTAAGTAATTTTGGTAATGTACGGAGTTTGTTTCGATATAAGAAAAAGTTAAAGTGGAATATATGCAACAATGGATATGCAACTGTTCAACTTTTTAAGAACAAAGTTGGTAAAAGATTATTGGTTCATCGTCTTGTAGCAGAAGCATTTTTATTAAATCCAGAAAACTTTCCGATTGTCAACCATAAAGATGAAAACAAATTAAACAATTATGTAAACAATCTTGAATGGTGTACACAAGGATATAATTTATCTTATAATCAAGGGCATAAGAAACGAGCTGAACGTAAAAGATGGTTTTATGATGAATTGAGTGTGAAATTCAAAGAAAATAATCCCGCTATAAAAATACCAGTTATTCAAATGAATTTGGATGGTGAAATTATAAGAGAGTGGGAAAGCATCAAAGAAGCCATAGAAACACTTGGATATAAATCAAGTCACATTTGTGAATGTTGTAAAAATAAAAGAAAAACATCTAATGGATTTAGATGGAAATATAAGGAGGAAATTTAATTGGGGTAGCAGTTCTTATTTTAGGTGAAAGTGGTTCTGGTAAGTCAACGTCACTTAGAAATTTCAAGCAAGAGGATGTTGGTATCCTGAATGTAGCATCTAAGCCACTACCATTCAGAAATGTAAACAAGCTACAGAGTATGAACAAGGCAACATATGCCAGTATCAAAGGCGCGGTATGTAGTGGGAAAAAGCTAAGTTGGGTCGTAGATGATGCTCAGTATCTTATGGCATTTGAGAGCTTTGACAAGGTAAATGAAATCGGGTATGGCAAGTTCACTACGATGGCTAAGAACTACGAAGATATGTTGCGCGTCGTTCAGGAAGATACCAGTCCTGACACGATTGTATATATCATGCAGCATATTGATACTGATGAAAATGGCAAGGTAAAGGTTAAGACGCTAGGTAAGATGCTAGACCAGCAACTTACAGTAGAAGGGCTGTTTAGTATTGTTCTGTTATGTAAAGCAGATGAGCGCAAGCATTATTTTATCACACAGTCTGATGGCTCGAATCCATGTAAATCGCCAATGGGCATGTTTGATTCTCTTGAAATTGATAATGATCTAAAGATGGTTGATGATACAATCAGAGAATATTATGGGCTAAGAAAGTCAAGTGCGCCAAAGTCTAAATCTACTACTACAGCTAAAAAAGCTGAGTAAAATATAAACAATCTATTTATTAAAATCAAATTAAAGCGAGGTTAAATTTATTATGAAGCGAATCGAAAATTGGGAGAATATTCAGGAAAGCACATCTTTTAAGCGTCTAACGCCAAACGGCTATATTTGCAAGATTCTTAATGTAGAAGATCATCCAGACAAGGAATATCTCAAGATTTATTTTGACATCGTAAAGGGTGATGATAAGGGCTATTTCAAGAAGCAGTATGACGGCGATACACGCAAGGAGCGCAAGTGGCCTAATGCTGGTACATTCATCCGCTCTTATAAGGATTCTGCGGCATCTATGTTCAAGGGCTTTATCAACGCCATTGAGAAGTCCAATAAGGGCTATCAGTGGAATTTTGACGAAAAGACGCTTGTTAATAAGGTCGTTGGTCTAATCATTGCAGATGAGCAGTATCAGAATCAGAAGGGGCAGGTTCGTGTCCGTAATTATGTCGCGGCTGTTCGTTCTGTTGAAACTATTGAAAAGGGTGAATATGAAATTCCTGCTCTCAAGGAGATAACAACTACCAAGGCAACAACCGCTCCTGCCAATGACCCAATTCCTGATTTTGACGATGTGTTCAATACAACTCCTACTGATACGCCCACTCCTGCTGAATCAGAAAATCCTTGGGATGATTCGGATGAAAATCCATTTTGCTAACCTATAAAAATATTAAAGGCGGGGCTTGACAATCCCGCCTTTTTATTATATAATAGCTATGAGGTGATGATGCTTGAATAGATTTTTATGTGTGGCTCAACTACAAGAGCTGCGAATCGATCTATATCAAACCCATATGAAAGCCAAATTCAGCGTCATCGCCAATAATCAATGCCTCACCATGAGCCAAACATTAAGCTGTAAATGGAACGAAGCGCAAATCAAATCATGGCTCAATATGGCGCAATATATCCATCCACGAATAGACAGCTATATATATGTCAAAAATAAACATTATTATACAATGAAAAAATCTGATATACCTACTAGGCTATTGGTATCAGGGAATATCAATGAATGGAAAAAATCATTGTATTATAATGTACAATATTGCCGTATAGTTGAAGATAATGCGGCTGATAGCATGAATATAGAAATGGATGGACAATGGTTGGATTCGAGCCGATTCTTGAACATATGCGGCGATTCGCCTAGGGTGTTTACTATCAAGCGTCCTAACGGCTGTGAAGGCTGTATATGCCGATTGCGGCTTAAATACGATGCTGGATATAGCATAGAGCAAAATCGGGTTATAACGCATCCTAGCGGTCTTAGCGTGGTTGATTGCAAGAGAACAGATACGGCTATGAGCCAAGAAGAAATTGATAAGTGGATGTTAGAATATGAGATAATTTCCTCTTGACAAATCAATCAATATATGCTATACTTGGATTATCAAAGAGATGGAGGTAATAAATATGAAATGGGAAGCGTGGTATTATGACTATATCAATGACAACAAGAAAACGTACATTTACGTTGAAGCCGATTCTTTTGATGAGGCGATTGCTAAAGCTCGTCGTATTGACCTTAGAGTAAACGCGGCAAGAGTGGTAAGTGAATGAGAAAGCCACCTACAGTCAAATGCCGCCAATAAAGGAGGATAAATATAATGAAGATGAAAATTTATGATTATGACGATAAAGTCAAAGAAGTTGAGATTCCGGACGATAAGCATATTGAGGCTATCTATGTGACTATTTGGTCTGGCGATGAGACTGGATTTATGACATTCACAGAGGGTGGGTATGTCGATTTTGATGCTAGTGATAATCGATGTGCCTCCTATTATGATGGACAGTACATTGTTGATGGCGATAATATCCAAAAATGGCTCAACTGGATACCAACTCATGGTGAATATTTGTTGCCTTATAGCTATATGCGTCAGATGGCATTTTCTGGACTATGAAAGAAAAAACAATTAAATGCCGCCAATGTGGCAAATTGACACCAAAACAAGATGCAATCGAATATAAGCCTAAATTCTATTTCTGCTGTGAGCAATGTAAACAGGATTATAGCAATGCTCATACCGTCAAGCCAAAGACAGAATCAAAAAATGATAGGCGCAAATTGCTTGATTATATACACCAAGTAGCCCCCAATGCCAATATGCGGCTTATAGGCATCCAGCTTGCTCAGTTGATGAAAGATAACCCTGATATGACATATGGTGGCATTGCTTATACTATCAGATATATCCATAAAGAACTTGGTAAAGATATATCTCAATCACCTCTTGGACTAGTCAAGTATAAATATGATGAATGCAAAAAATATTATACTTGGCTAAATCAGGTAAGGCAGAATATACAGCAATGGCAAGCTGAAGATGGGGTTGAGACGATTGTGAAAAGAAATGATGAGGAGGATGTGTTTGGGTAATGGCACAAATTCAATATAAATTTAATAAAAATGATGAATATTACACACCGGCATATGCGGTTAAGTCACTTCTTAAATACCTACTTCCACATAGCAATATCTGGTGTCCGTTTGATACGGCTGAGAGCCAGTTCGTTCAGGTGCTAGATAAAGCTGGACACAATGTTATACATTCTCATATCTCAATGGGGTTGGATTTCTTTGAGAACGAACCGCCATTTGGCACAGAGTACATCATCTCCAACCCTCCATATTCTCTAAAGACAGAGGTATTTCAAAGACTGTATGAGCTTGGAAAATCATTTGCTATGCTTATCAATTTTCAGGGCATCTTTGATAATAAGGCGCGATTTGATATGTTTGAGAAATATGGTTGTGAAATGATGTGGCTAAGTCCTAGAGTGTCTTATGTTAGACCAGATTGCTCAAATAGTTCAGTGCCATTTCAAAGTGGCTATCTCTGCTACAAAATGTTACCATCTCAGTTAGTATTTGAGAGGATTAACAAGAAGGAAGGTGTGTTTGGATGAAACATAAAATGATTGGATGTTCTGAAGAATGCCTGAGATTAGCTTGCTGTGATTTCTGCATTTATGTCGCTCGTGAGCCTGTGTATGATGAGGCTGGGCTTATTGTTGATACCGAACCATCTGGATGTAGATTACATAACGATGAGCGTCATCAAGATATCGCTGAAAGCTGTGGTCATTGTCCTGATTTCCATTGTTTTAGAGCACATGAAGATAATATGGTTGTAAAGGAGATTGATGATGATGACGTGGTATAGTATTGGCAAAAATAGTAAACCAGATGATTATGAATGGGTGCTTGTTTCATTTCTTACAGAAGACAGTAGACAAAGATGCTCTGGCACTTGTGTTGTAGCTGCACTTTGGGAAGATGATGAGGGATGTGCTATATGGTATGACGGTAATCGATTCTATAACATTCATACAACAGACCGTTGGGCATATATTGAATTGCCGGAGGATTGAGAAATGGAATATGATTATAATAAGGCACTAAGATGGGCGTTCTCAAATATCATGTATGAAGATGATCCAGAGGTGCTTTGTGCTATCGTAAATGCCATCAATAAGCAGTTGCCAAGCAAACCCTATTATCGTAAAGAAGAAGATGCAGAGGGATGGGCTTGTCCTAATTGCGATATGGGCGTAGAGCATGACCATGGTAGAATTAAGGATACATATTGTCACAGTTGTGGGCAGTTGTTAGATTGGGAGGAATAATCATTGCTCTATGACCAAAATTCTGTTAGGCTGCTATTAGGTTGTTTGCTAATCAAACCTTCTCTTGCTATTTCTGACAAGTACCCTCTAAGCCGTGATGATTTTACGGTCGATTTTCATCTCAGATTATGGCAAGGGTGTGTTGCCCTAGCTAAGCGTGGAGCTGAGTCCATATCGTCACTAGACATTTATATGCTATGTAAGAACAATAAGCAGGTAGAGGATATATTCAAGTTAAATCAGTTAGACGATTTCATTGATACAGTCAAGCAGCTTGCTAATGTTGGAAATTTTGAGGTCTATTACAACAACACACGCCGCGCCACGTTACTCAGAAGCTATAAAAATGCTGGGTACAACATAGACAAATTTGAGCAAGATGATAAAGCAACCATAGAGGATATAGTACAATATTTTGACGCACAGCAAATAGCTATAAAAAAGCAATTTTATAAAGACAAGGATATAGACGAGCTAAAAGCCGGTGATGGATTTGAAGCGGTTAAAGAGGGATTTAAGGCAGAGCCGCTATTCGGTGCAACGACTTTTAGTGAATATCTAAACACAGCAGCTAGAGGCTGGATTCCGGGGCAGCTATCTATCTATTCAGTCGGTTCAGGCGTAGGAAAGTCAACTATTGGCTTGGCTAATCTTGTGCAAGTATGTTGTCCTAGAATCTATGATATGGATAAGGGGCAATATGTAGACAATCCATGTTATCAACATAAAGCTGGTCTATATCTTCAATTTGAAATGGCTGGTGATACTGAAATTACGCCTAAAATTGTGGCTACAATTAGCGGCGTACCATGCTTTAGCATCTTGAATGGGCGGTATGAAGAAGGTGAAGAAGAGCGTGTGGATGAGGCTATTAAAATTCTGCATGAATCTAAGTTATATATCGTCACCATGCCCAATTATACTGTTGATTTGATTGAATCCTATGTAAAGGATTATGTAGTCAATAAGCAAGTGGGCTTCCTATGTTATGATTATATCGTTGAATCCTCATCTGTATCGAGCGACTTAGCTAAAAAGAATGGCGTATCTACTCGTTCAGATCAGGTGCTATCTGGCATAGCAAGTAAGCTCAAGGATTTAGCTGTTGAATATAATATCGCCGTCTTGACATTTACTCAGGTCAATGCTAATGCTATGACGCAAGAAATTATGGATAGCGGCGTTGCGGCTGGTTCAAGAGCAATTCAGAACAAGGCTGATGTAGCTGGCGTAATCATGCCATTACGCCGTAAGGAGCAAGAGATAGCTGATATGATGATGGAGAAATATTCTGATAAGATAAAGCCAAATCGCGTATTACACCTCTATAAGATGCGCTTCTCACAGGTTGAGCAAGGTATTAAGATATATTTTAATCTTGATTTGAATACAGGACGAACAAAGGATTGTTTTGTAACAACAAAATTTGACAACCCCTATCAGCTTCAAAGAACAAGGTTGGTATATGCTAAATGATGAAAGATGTAATTGATGAATCAGCTGAAGAAATTGAGCTATGGCCTATTGCAGAGGATAATAGTAGAGACGCCATTGAAGAAATGGCTGAGAAACTTGGAGAAACGCCAGAACAAGTTAAAGAATATATGAGCAAGATAACTTTGGAAGATATACATGAGGCGTTCCAAGTTTTCCGTGACGCTATGGTTGCAACAAGAGGAGAATGACTAAATGAGCGAACTTGAATTAGCCAAAGATAAGACGAATGAGACTTGGCACGAATTTTATTTGCGTAATCCTGATATTTTTGTTGAGCAATATTTCAATGTTAAGTTATTATGGTATCAAAAAATCTTGTTGAAAGGAATGGTAAGAAATGCAAAACGGTGCAAATCGTGTAAATATGCTACAATTATGTGCTCAAGATATTGCCGCAAATGCAGGTGAGCTATTAGCCGATGTACCATATTTTCAAGACTGTGATATTGTGATTGGGTTACATAATGATGAAGCACCGTTTGTCAAGGTGGTGCAGAGATATGTACCAGAGGAAATCGTGCTGTGGTATAAGGAGAACAGCTAAATGACAAGCTACTTTGTCTATAATCCCCTTTTGAATACTATGGGTATGTGTTGGATAGACCTAAATATGACCAAAAGAGTAGAACAATACATCAAAATAAACCCGTGGTATCCATACCTACAAATTATTAAATTTGATGGAGATTGGCGAGATTATGATGAAATTGGATTACTTGAGATAGCTAAGAAACAATGTAAGGGTGAAAAGAATTATGATTAAACGATTTTGTGATATTTGTGGTGAAGAGTTAGGTAAAGATTATTATAGCGTCAAGCTACCTCGTATTGTAAGATGTAAAATTCGTGGAGGTAAAGGTGATGCCGCGTTTGGAGTATTTGATACAGTTGGTCGTATTACTACAGATATTTGTTCCAAGTGTGAATATAAATTAGCTATGGCTTTGCCCATTGTTGAAGAATGATTGACATTACATCTCTTAAATCCCAACTAACCGATGACCGCATTATAGAGCTAATGGATGCTCTAGGTGCTCCATTGATGAAAGCTGATAGCAACAATCTAATATTTGGCTCAATTTGTCATTGGGGTACTGATTGGGATAAACATAAACCCAAATTATGGTATTATATAGAATCTGGCTCATTCCACTGTTGGAGTTGCGGCTTTTCAGGTGATGTTATATCTCTAGCTCAGCACGTCAAGCAGCTTGACTTCAATCAAGCTGTATCATATATATGTTCTGTCCTGCATCTTCAAGTAGGGCAAATAGAGCAGAATGAGCAAATTGATAATTGGGCTGAATTGCGTCGATTTTTACCAAATGCCAAGCCAGAGCCAGATAAGCTCTTGACATATGACAAGTCCATATTATCTATATTTGACCATTTATATCCGCAAGAATGGTTGGATTATGGAATTTCAGCGGATATACTTGATAAATTTGGTATAGGTTGGTATACGCGTCAGGCGTGTATTTCCATACCTGTTGTGTTTAATGGACAACTCGTAGGCGTAAGAGGGCGATATACAAGAGAGCAGGATGTAGCTAAAGGCAAATATAGATCAATATGTACACTGGATGGACAGGTGCTAAAGCTGGCAACATCACAAGTCATGTATGGCTATGACCAAAATAAAGCCGCTATTGAAAAGTCGCGCCAAGTAGTGATATTTGAGAGTGAAAAATCAGTACTAAAAGCGCCATCATTCAACATAGATAATGCTCTGGCCGTCTTTGGCTCTAATATAAGCAAACAGCATATACAGCTATTGTTAGAGTTGGGAGTGAATGATGTGGTGTTATGTATGGATAGCGACTATAAGCAAGTAGGCGATGATGAATTTAAGTTCTTTGTTGTCAAGATGAAAAAGCTGGCGGCTAAGTTAAAGCCATATTTTTCGGTCAGCATAGTGTATAACAATCAAGGCTATGATATGTATAAATGCAATATGATGGATATACCATATGAACAAGCTATGAAATTATGGGAAGGTAGAGTAAAAATTTAATATAGCTCTTGACAAATCAATGCCCGTGTGTTACTATATATACAAGCCAATCGGCTAATACATATTTGGAGGATTACAGCATGAAGAAAATTACATTGACGGTCATGGACATTGAAGAGGCGTTTATGCTCTATAAGGGTAACAAGCATTTAAGAGAAGAGTATAAGAACATTGAGTCGTTTAAGAATGCTCGAATTGATGATATAAATTCCATGATGGATTTTCTAAATAACGACGCAGAGGACATTAGAATGTTGACGGAAAACGAAACCGACCTTCTTGGGCTTGACCATGGTGGACTGTATTATATCAGCACATGGAATGATGAATATGTGCTAGTTGAAGAAATTTGATAATTTAATACTTGACAAATCAACCTCTTTATGATATAATCACTATATCAACAATAAGGAGGTTGATTTTATATTAAGATTCATCCACTACTTGATTCCCTTAATGAAGCCACATTTTTAAGGGAATACTTATCCGCTTGTGGCATAACCGATGTTGACGCATATCTAAATCCAGATAGCGTTGAATATCAATCGCCTGATATGTATAAGAATATGGATGTGGCTGTGTTGCTACTCAAGCAACATCTTGCAAAAATGAGCAGAATCGCAGTTTTATGTGATACGGATTCTGATGGATGGTGTTCATGTTTTATCATTTGTGATATGCTAAGAAGGCTAAGTGCTGAATATAAGCCTTTCTTTCATACTGTTGCAAGAGCGCATGGTATTAAAGTTGATTCATCCGATAAAGTAATAGACGATATTCTCAAATATAAGCCGTCTTTGCTTATCATTCCTGATGCAAGTGCAGATAGAGAATCATGTCAGACACTAAGAGAATATGAATGTGATGTGATTATTTTAGATCATCATTCATATGATTTTTCAAATAATCCATATGCCGTTATTGTGAATTGTCTACAGCAAGCAGAAACAAACCAAGCTGCAAGCGGCGCATTAGTTGCAAGTAAATTTGCTAACGCCGTACTAAACAATGATGAAGATATTTACTCAGACCTTGTAGCCATGTCGTTGATAAGTGACATTATGGATTTACGCTCACTAGAAAATAGAGCATATGTCAACCAGTGGCAAAAAGATTATGAACAATTTGTAAACAATAAAATTTCTTCTTGACATTATATTGATAATATGGTATAATGTAGTATGAGGGTAATAGCTGGGTTGCAAACTAGCTATTTTTGAGGATGGTTGCTTACATCATCCATCCTACCTCAAATAATAATCTTATGTAAGGAGATTTATAAAAATGAGAAAAGCAGAAGATTTGACAGGACAACGATTTGGTAAATTGGTAGTTATTAGACCGGATAAATCTATAAAGACTAAACGAGGCGCAAACGGAACAAGTTATTGTAAATGCGATTGTGGCAATTATAAAGTAATTAGGAATCATTCTCTTAAACATGGATTAACTAAATCATGTGGATGTAGCTGTGAAGCAAATCGAGCAAAAATTTTAAATAAATCAAACGGTAACGTCTATGACTTATCTGGTGAATATGGACTTGGTAAAGCATCCAATGCCGATATTTGGTTTAAATTCGACTTAGATGATTACGATAAAATAAAAGATTATTCTTGGTCGTTATCGCACAGATATATTGTGTGTCATCAATGGAAAGTAAAAGGATGTATATATCTTCACAAGTTGGTAATGAACGAAAAAGATTCAATGGTTGACCATATCAACGGCGATTCTCTCGACTGTAGGAAATCCAATCTTCGTAAAGCAACAAATCAACAAAATTCCATGAATCATGGTGAACCAATAAATAACACGAGTGGTGTATGTGGCGTATCATGGAAGAAAGATAAACAACGCTGGAAAGCATATATTACAGTAAATAGAAAACAGATACATCTTGGCTATTTCAAAGAAGATGAATTTGAATTAGCTGTAAAAGCAAGAAAAGAAGCAGAGTTAAAATATTTTGGGGAGTTTGCAAGACAAAATGAATGAATTTTTAACATATATGGTTGAAAAGTTGGGGAAGGGCAAACCGCCTTCCCCAACAAACATAGCATGGAATGTCGCGCCTAAGATTAACGCCGTTTTTCGCAATGGTACACAAGATGATTGCCACATCTTGCTTGATGGATTACTTGGTGATATAGACAAAGACGATTGCTTAAAGCTGGCTATTCGTTGTCATGGCAAACAGACTCGTGAAGTTAAGGCGTTGTTTGATACTGCCGTTGATAAGCTCAATATATATAAAAATTGTGTTGTAGCAATGATTGATAATAAGTATAAAGAATATACTGGTCTATTAGCCAATAAGTTAATGTCTAAATATAATAAAACCGCATTTGTGTTTAGAAAATTAGACCCATGCACATTATCAGGTAGCTATCGTTCACCAGTTGATATTATTGATTTGCTTAATGATAGCGGCTTAATCAAAGCACAAGGGCATGGTTGCGCCGCTGGTTGCTTTTTGAAGGTATCAAATGCCAAACGATTTGTTAAATGGTTCGATGAGCAACAGATTGATATGGCTGGTGTTATCGAGGTTGCGGCAAGTATTGAACCAAGCCAAATTACGCACGCAATATGTCAAATTTGCGTGGATAATGAAGGAATGTTCGGTCAGGGTTGTCCCAAGCCGTTATTCTATTGTACTTTAACAACTCCGCAGATTTATGTATATCGTAATCGCTCAAATACTGTCAAGCTGGTTCAGAACGGCATTGAGTTCATTAAATTCTTTGTTAATAATGAAGAAGCAAGCCAATTTGAATCGGCTCAAGGTAAATCCATAGAGGTAGTAGTATCGCTTGGATTAAATGAATATAATGGGCAGATTAAACCACAAGCAATTATTGAACGATATGAAATTATTGATAAGCCAAAAGAAAATGAATATGATTGGAGTGAATATTTTAATTGAGTAATCTGAGAAAATGGACTAAAGCGATTAGTATGGTTACATCTGTTGTACTATATACGCTGATTCTGCGTGGTTACAACAACAGATGGGTGTTGTTGGTAGCGGCTGTTATTGCTTGTATGGCAAATAGTTTGGATGGCTGGGTTGGAGGGGATGAGTCTAAATGAGTAGAGCAGAAAGAAATCGTCGCAAACGGATTGAGCATCCCCTAAAATATGCGCCTATCAAATGCCCAAATTGCGGCTTAATGGTAGATGAAAAATATGTAGTTGACATAAATTCTACCTGTCCTGTTTGTGGTAAAGAACTATTCGCAGAATTAAAGAAAATGATTGAAAAATAATTAAAATAGGGTATTGACAACCTCCTGATTCTATGATATACTTGATTTATCAAAGAACAGGAGGTTGTTTTAATGCAAGACGTATTAACATATGAAGCATGGCTTGATGCTGTATGCCATATCTGCAATAGCTTACTGAAAGCAAATGTAAGCGTAACAGGTAATAACGAATTTAAGGTGACAGCTACAAAATATCGTTGGATTACATTTATTGATTGTGCCGGATTTGAAGCAATGTATAATGAAGGCTGGGAACCGGCGTTTGGAGCAACTAAGCTGATGGAAATTATTATTGATAGATGGGAACAACTGCTGGTTGAGGAGGATAAATAATGCGATATATGGGTGGCAAAAGCCGCATTTCTAAACAAATTGCAGAGGTATTAAATTCAGCTATCAACAAAGATACACCGTTTGTAAGCCTGTTTTGCGGCTCATGTGCTATTGAATCAAAAGTACAAGCAGATGTTAAAATTCTTAATGACAAGCATCCATATCTCATTGCTATGTGGCAAGCACTACAAAATGGCTGGACACCGCCTGATGTTGTGACCAAAGAAGAATATTATCGTGTTAAAGCTAATATGGACGAAAATCCTGCATTGACTGGATTTGTTGGATTTGGTTGCTCATTCGGCGGAAAATGGTTTGGAGGTCTAGCAAGCAATAAAAAAGGCAATAATTATTGTGCAAGAGCAGAGCGTAGTTTGCTAAAAGATTTGCCCGGAGTGAAATCTGCTACATTTACTTGCCTTGATTATCATGATGTAGAAATTCCAGATGGTGCGGTTGTATATTGTGACCCGCCTTATGCCAACACAACAGGATATACAGTTGGACAATTTGATACGAATGAATTTTGGTATTATATGCGTCAGCTGTCTAAGCGATGTGATGTATATATCAGTGAGGAATCTGCGCCTGATGATTTTGAATGTGTATGGTCACAAGAATTAACGAGAACGCTTGACTTCAATAAATCCAATCAACCAAAGAAAGTAGAAAAATTGTTCAAATATAAGGGATAATATGCAAACAGTAAGATTAACCCCAATGCGCATGATATTCAATAACCCTGAATCCAATTTCTCAATTATATCATGCAGCACTAAGGATGAAACAATAGAAATCAACCCTCAATATGGCACAATCAGCCTAAAAGGAACTGGCATTGCTGATCTAAAGATGGGGCAATCCATTGATTGTATCATAGAGCCATGTGTGGACGATAAATATAAGTATAGCTATAAATTCATTGGCTTTGCTGGATTTGTGGCTAAAGATGGCAAATTCAATTTGACTGAAAAAGCCGAGCTACAGACATTGCGTAGTTTAATGACTAATGGGCAAGCTGAATCATGTCATGCCGCATATCCTCATTTTGTCAGTATGGTGCTGAATGGTGAAGCCGACAAGCTAGACTACAAAAAAATTCGTGGCGTAGGCAAGGTGTTATTGCCAAGATATATTGACAAAATCAAGACAATTAACAAACGTGTTGAATTTATTGGTGAAACATATGCTTGGGGTATTGAGCATGACGAGGATATAAATAAAATCGCCGCGACATATAAAAATGTATATGGATTCAGCAAGGATATAAACACCAATCCATATGCTGTTATGATTAACTTGCTTGAATGGTCATTTGATAGAGCAGATAGAGCGATAACAAAGAAAACAGCAATTTGGCTAGATAGCTATGAACGATGTGAGGCGGCTACTATCTATGCTCTAAAGCATAATGAGCTGGACGGCAATACAAGAATGCAAGCCAAGATGCTGTTTGAAATAATCAAAAAACGTGTGTCTCAGTGTATTCGTAGTCTATTCGATGTTGTGACGAAATCGGCGCAAGTACACTATGACGCGCCTAGTCAAAATACGGCTTTACAAGCAACATATAGCGCTGAACAGCATATTGCTGATGTCATCAAGAAAAAAATAGCCAATCCACATTACTATCCTATGGATTGGCAGAAGTTTACAAGTGTAGACGGATTAGAATTAACAGATGAACAGACGCAAATTCTTGAGATGGCTTGTAAGCAGGACATTATGATGCTGACTGGCTCGGCCGGAACCGGCAAGAGCCAAACGACCAAGGCAATCATTGAGATGCTAGAAGCCAATGATTATACTTATACCCTATTATCCCCAACTGGAATAGCCAGCAAACGCTTAAGAGAAGCAACAAGGCGTGAAGCCAGTACCATTCATATGTTTTTAGCTTGTGGTGATAATCTAGGCGATTATGTGCTAATTGATGAGATGGGCATGGTTAGCGTCCATTTGCTATCAATGCTATTTGATAAGGTAACAGATACTACTAAAATCATCTTCATAGCCGACCCATCTCAGCTTGCATCTATTGCTTGCGGCAACATTGTTGAGGATATGCTTGATAGCGGCATCGTGCCTGTATGTAACTTGACTAAGGTATTCAGATATAACACATCTGGCATTATTACTATAGCTACTGATGTACGAAATGGAGTAAATGACCATCTGACAGATACTTTCACAGATTATAAGTTCATTGAAACTGATACATTAGTAATCAAGCAAATTGAGCAAGAATATGCGCGGCTCTTATCAGATGGATATAGTAAGGATGATGTGCTGATTCTATCTCCATTCAATAAGGGCGACGTTGGCTCATTGGCTATCAATGCGGCGATTCAAGCCAAATTCAATCCGAATGAATTAAGCAAAGTTGGGCATACAATCAATGATGTGCCTATCTATTTCAAAGTGGGCGATAAGGTAATCAACAAAAAGAATGAATATGCTATGCCGCTTGTTGATGGCGATACGGCTTTTGTAGCTAATGGCGATATTGGCACAGTGATGGAAATTGTGTCTGATGAAAAAGAACCATATATGATTGTGCGGTATGACCGTAGAGATTGTATCGTCGATAAAGCACATATCAAAAATACGCTATTAGCATATGCAATTTCTATTCATAGCTGCCAAGGTAGCCAAGCAAAGGCTGTAATTGTGGTAATTGATAGAAGCCATGTAAGGATGTTAAGTCGCAATTTGTGCTATACAGCGGTATCACGCGCACAAGAGCAGCTAATATTGATTGGAGATGAAGTGGCTATTCAAGAGGGATTAAAGGTGCAAGAAGAAAAGGAAAGGGACACTGAATTAAAGGAGATGTTGATTAAATGAACTATGAATTTCACGTAGGAGATTATGTTGAGGATGTTCGTGGACATACAGGCTACATCAAGGATGTCTCAGAGAAATCTAATACGTTTACCATTGTTTGGAGAAATTATTGTGGCACAGATTATACACAAATGAGATGGTTTGACCACTATGCTCCAAATAGACGAAAATGGGAAGATGATTTTGTCCGTATTGGCGCATATGATTTCACTAAGAAAGAAGAGAAGAAGATTGAACAACTTGAAAAAGATTTGCCAATAGAAATGAAGGTTGGAGATAAAGTCGCTATCATGAAGCAATATGTTGATGGCAATTATAATACTATCATTTATAGCACTAAAATGATCGATAAAATCAATGAGCTTGTTGATGCTGTGAATCGGTTAGAAAAGTTATACACAACAAATGGTTTGGAAAATGAATCTAAGAGGTTTTGAATATGAAAAACGAAGCAAAACAAGCGTTTACTGAGATAGTACATGATGGCGTTATGGTTCAGGCGTTCAAAGATTGGCTGTTTGAAGAATCAAAAAAAGCTGACAGTAAAGCCTTCCATTTTGGTGGGCAATTCAATCTTGGATATGCGGCAGGGTTAGATGTTTGTCGTACAAAATTTATAGAATATATTGATAGATAAGGAGGATAAAGAATGAGCCACCATAAACTAAATGAATGTACTTTCAAATTGTCTGTTCCAGTAAGCGAGATTTGTGGTGCGCCAGCAAGAGTATGCTCAGTATGTGGTGCACACGAGTTTAAGGATGCCGTCGTGTATAGTAAAGCTGAATTTTGGCTTTGTCCAGAATGTCTAAAGAAATTGAAGAAATTGCTTGACAAATCAACCGAATCGTGATAATATATATAACAAGGAGGTAATGTAATATGTTTATTACAGATGCGATTGACACGATAATGGAATTGGCAATTATGAAACATTGTGATATTAGTAGTCGAGTTCGCGTCCACATTGGAAACCAGCTATATGACGTTGACCACATTGACACAGTAATTGATATGGATAACAATAAAACAAATGTTGTTATTCATGTCAAGGAGAAATAAAAGGAGGATGATTTATTGTTTGTAAATGAGGTATATGAATCTATTTGGAAAGATAGATACCAAAAAAACGGCGAGTCATATGATAACCAGCTATGGCGTGTAGCTGATTTTGTAGCATCCGCAGAAGGGGATTGGAACGCGCCTAAATGGGCAGAGAAATTCTTCAGTATTATGAAAGAAGGCTATTTCTTCCCTGCCGGACGCACAATGAGCAATGCTGGCATTGGTGAAAAGCTAACTCTTAACAACTGCTTTGTAGCACCTATTGTTGGCAACAGCATGGAGCAGATTTTTAATGCGGTTAAGCTAGGTGCTATGACACATAAGGCTGGTGGCGGCATTGGATACGCTTTTAGCAATCTAGCACCCAATGGTTATAGAACCCGTAATGACGCGATTGCATCTGGTCCAGTTAGCTTCATGGATGTGTTTAATGCTCAGACGGCTACTGTGCAGCAAGGCTCAAGGCGTGGTGCAAATATGGGTATGCTCAGTGTGTATCATCCTGACATTCTTGAATTTATTCATGCGAAGTCAGCGACAGAAGGACGGCTCAATCATTTCAACCTGTCTGTTGTTGTAGATGATGCTTTTATGAATCTTGTCATCACTAATGGCCAAGTTCAGCTACATTGGCCTATTTATGATGAGAAGGGCAATAAACTACCACCAGATAAATGGGATAAGCAATTTACTAAGCTAGTACCAGCTCGTGATATTTGGAATGAAATTATGCAGATGGCATATGATAATGGCGAACCGGGCGTATTCTATGAAGATAATGCTAATAACCGAAATCCTGCATGGTATGTAGAAAGAATTGTTTGTAGCAATCCATGCGCTGAATATCTAGCAGGGACAATCAATGCAACAGACCCATCGCAGTATGGCGGCGCGTGCAATCTCGGCTCATTGTTCCTACACAATTTTGTAAAGAATCCATTTACTAAGCAAGCGCATCTTGATACAGATGCTCTAAGAGATACAATCTCTATTGCCGTCCGTATGCTAGATGATATTATTGACGTCAATAAATTCCCTGATAAAATTTACGAAAATTACCAGAAGGGTATGCGCACTATTGGTATTGGTATCACTGGTTTAGCAGATATGCTTGCTATGCTAGGCATGAAGTATGATAGTCAAGAAGCAAGAGATTACGTTGAATCTCTAATGCAAATGATTACCAATGCTGAATATTATGCGTCCGTTCAACTTGCTAAAGAAAAGGGCTGTTTCCCTCTATGTGAACCAGACAAACACGTAAATAGCAACTATGTCAAATCTGTGTTAGAACATGATGTAATTGCCGAGATGTCTGAATATGGTATTCGCAATGCCAAGATTCAGGCGGTTGCACCATGCGGTACAATCTCTATGGTATTTGGCAACAACTGCTCTAGTGGTATCGAGCCAATCTTCTCATTGAGCTATGATCGTAAGGTAAAAATTGGTGGACAGGATGATAAGGACGTAAAAATCGTCAAAATGATGGATTATGCTTATTATCTCTATCATAAGCTAAAGGATGAGGGCAAGCAGCTTGATTTTGACGAGCATGATATTTTCCCAACTGCGCTTAATATGTCTGTTGATGACCATGTAGCTATGCTTGCTATCATTAGCAAATATACCGACATGAGCGTCAGTAAGACAATCAATGTACCTACTGAAGCATCATTTGATGAAGTCAAGGATATTTACATTCAGTGCTGGAAGAAGGGCATTAAGGGTTGCACTATTTTTAGACCAAATGCAATCCGTCAGGGTATTTTGCTTACTGACAATAAGAAAGATACTGAATCTAAGCCAGAATCTACATCTCTTACTCTCCCTCGCGGCTCAATCATCGAGCCAAGTAATGACCTGATTGGCAAAAAGCGCAAAATTCAGACAGGATGCGGCTCTCTTCATGTTCTAGCATTCTTTGACCCTATTGACGGAAATCTACAAGAGGTATATTTCAACAAAGGCTCGACTGGTGGATGTGCTAATTTCATGACAGGTCTAAGCCGAATGGTCAGTCTACTATGCCGTGCTGGTGTAGATATTATGACTATTAAAGACCAGCTTGATTCGACTGGTGTATGCCCATCCTATGCTACTAGAAAGGCAACTCACCATGATACTAGCAAGGGGTCTTGTTGCCCTATGGCTATTGGCAATGCTCTAGTAGAGATGTACAATGAGATGCAATCAGAGTTAGATGATAAAGAGGACGATATTCCTATCACATCAAGAAAGCTAAATAAGGCATCTAAAACAGTTACTGAGAATTTTGATAAGGCAACAGAGGCATTCAATAAAGTTGTCGATAAGCTTGCTCAACTGGCAAAGGATAGCGGCAATGTTTACAACGCGCCAACTGAGGTATGTCCTGAATGCGGCGAGCCTATCGTGCATATTGGTGGCTGTGTGCAGTGCCCTAATTGTTCTTGGAGTCGATGTGAATAATTATGGCAGAAGAAAAATTTGTAGACCCTAAATTATTACTAAAATATTATCTTGACGATAAATTGTCGACAAGACAAATAGGGGAAATTTTTAATATCACACATGGGGTAATTAAAACAAAGTTGAAAAAATTGGGCGTAGAAATACGCCCATTCAACTCAAAAGAATATTATCGAAATAGAACTAAATATGCAATCCCAAACGACCCACGACGCAGTTATGTGAAAATTGCAGAAGAACAATACGGCGGCAATTTACCGGATGGCACAGTTGTTCATCATAGAGATAGAAATAGAAAAAATTCATCTCCTGATAATTTGTTTATTTTTCCATCAAGTGAATTGCATAATTCATACCATGGATATTTGAGAGTACATGATTATATTGAGCCGGAAGAATTTCTTGCACAATATCAGGAATTATATGAAAGAGTGTTGTCTTATGATTTTTTGAAAATGGAATATATAGATAATATGAAATCCGTTAAACAAATATCAGATGAAAATAAGCCAATTAGTAGATTGGTTATAACTTCAAGATTAAAAGAATATGGTATTTGGAATATGCGTAAACCAACTGTAAATCAATATGATACAAAATGTGAATAAAGGAGTAAATTAAAATGACAGAAAATCGTATCAATTTTTATCTAGGCAGACTAGGTAATGAAGACTGGATTTGCTCATGCGATGAACTAGACCTAATGGGCGAACCAAATAAGGGCGATTTGGTGTATCTACCGATCAATGCTGACGATGATGAACAGGAAATGTATGTGGTGCTACAGAAATATGTTGCGCCAAATGAAATTAGCTATTTCTGCAAGCCATATAATTGGGAGGATTGAACGAATGGAATTTCTACTAAGATATTTTATTGATGGCAATGTGGATTGTGAAGGACGTGTATGGACATATACTCATGCCGCGCAGATGATTATTCCTCGTATTGGTGAACGCGTATGGGTCGATGATAACACCTGTGTAGAGGTTGATATGGTAACATATTCGCCTGATTACTATGATGAGGATGACCTATATCTAGTAGATGTAGAATGTCATGATATCACAGAGGATGTTCTAGCTGAATATGATGTTGAGGAGGACTACTAATTGCCTAATGTATCTAATGTTCGTGTATATGCACTAAATGATTCCATTAGAGCAGCTAAGTATCCAAAGGCGGTTGAGCTTGACGGCTTGACCGCCGAGCTTACTAAAGGTATTTTGGCTTGCTTGAATTGTCCAACAGGTGAGGGACATGATAATGCTCTAAATGGCATTATTGTACAATTTGACCTTACATTTAGCCAGAAGGCATGGGTAGAATTGCAAAGATACCACTTCGTTGATTTCGTCTCATCTTGCTCTACAATGCATAAACTACAGAATATGAATCCCAGATTGCAATGCAATCGCTATGTTGACCCTAGAGCTATTGATATTCTACAAGAAAAGATAAATGAATATAACAGGTTACTCAAAGCAAAGAAAGAACAAGGGCTTGCCGTTGCAGATGAAGAATTGAAGTGGGCGCGACTTGAGATGCTATATAATATCCCTAGCGGTTTTGAGCTTACAGCTGCAATGACTACCAATTATAGACAGCTCAAAACAATCTATCAACAGCGTCGCAATCACGCCCTTACTGATTGGCAGGTGTTCTGCGATTTTTGTGAGACACTACCACGCTTCCTAGAACTAACACAGAGAGGATATGAACCAAATGAGTAAAATTTTTATCTCTCAGCCGATGAACGGCAAGACAACTGAAGAAATTGAGAATGAACGCAATGATATCATTGACAGACTAGCAACACAGTTTGCCAGAGAAAACGAGTGTATTGAAGTTATTTATTCATTCTTCAAAAACACGCCGCATGACGTTAAACCCCTATGGTATCTAGGTGAGTCAATTAAGCTAATGAGTGAAGCTGATGTTGTATTCTTCTGTGATGGTTGGCAGACAGCTAGAGGATGCCAAATTGAGCATGATTGCGCTCTTGAATACGATATTGATACTATGTATGAGGAGGACTTAATTGATTGAAGATTAAAGCAAAGCGACTATCAGATACCGCCAAGTTACCTACTTATGGTAGTGAAAAAGCGGCATGTGCGGATATTTATTGTGATTTACGTGTAGACAAGTGTATTGACTTAAATCCTGCACATGTCGATTTCAAGCATATGGAATATAGCGGTGATTGCTTCGATAGGGTTAATATTACTCCTCATGAGACAATCAAGATTCCTACAGGATGGGCATTCCAGCCACCTGAAGGATATGCGGGATTCATCTATGCACGGTCTGGGCTTGCGACTAAGAACGGTTTAAGACCGGCGAATTGTTTGGGAGTCTGCGATTGTGATTACGTGGGAGAATATATTGTAGCTGTTCATAATGATACAGACAAATATCAATTCATCAACAATGGCGACCGCATTGCCCAACTTGAATTTAGACCATATGAACAAGCTGAATTTGAGCTAGTAGATGAGCTAGATAAGACAGAGCGCGGGGACGGCGCATTCGGGTCTACTGGTGTATGATTCTACCACGACTATGTATCAATGGTAGTAGATACCGTGTAGAGCTGTATTATCCAGAAGAGCCAGATGCTCCAATCGCTATCATGTCTGGTTCGGCTAAATCATCATGTGAGTTATTTGCTAATATGCTATATATGGCATTAGAGAACTATGATGATGGATATGATATTGGATATAATGACGCTATAGAGGATATGGAAGGAGGTGAATTTGATGTGGAAGTTTAGACCAATAGGAAAATACTATGAACTATTAGTCGATGGTGATAGCGTTTATCTATGCCGCAAGCAAGACACTATCATTCAAGCGGTGCTTGAAGAATTATGTAATAGACATAATGCTGAAATGGCTAAATATGAAAATCTGGATGTTGAGATTGTCGGCTGCGATGAAGCATATTTGAATGGTCTTGAAGATTGTAAGGAAGAAGCTGCCCAAGAACGATATGACGCTGGCTATGACGAAGGATATCAAATTGGCAAAACAGATGGATATGACTTAGGCTATAGGCGCGGATTAGCTGATGCTATTGCCTGTGAAGATAAATTAACATAGTAAAAAAAAATGGGGAACATGGTAGACATAATAATCTATCTAATGTTCCCCATAAATTTATATTAAGCAGATGCTTGCATTACAATCTTTAACGTCTGGTCGCCTGTATTCTTGACTTGTTTAGCTTCAGTAGTATATCCTGTCTTAGTAGCTGTAACAGTATATGTATCGCCAATACCGCTTAGTAGGAACTGCTTAGCGTTGCCACTCACTGGGTCAACCGTCTCACCATCGACATCGGTCACAGTGATAATAGCATCCTTTGGCGTTACATCAACAGTAAGTAGAAAGCCCTCTTGTAGTGTAACTGCACCCTTTACAATCTTGAAAAAGCGTCCATCAAGACCAACACCACAATTACCACGACCCATAACAGGCGCACCAATTTCTTCGCCTTCTGAACCATGTAGAGTGATATAACCAGCGCCGCCAACTTTAACCACGGTAAATAATGCTCCATCCCAGAGCTGACCGCAAGTAGATACTGCTTTACTTCTGTCAACGCTTGTTGCCCCAACATCACAAATCACCCCGTTAATAATCTTGAGTCCATCGCCTAAAGCGATACCACCACAAAATTTAACCATATATCATTCTCCTTTCAATCCAGCCTTGTCTACCCAAACCAAAGCACCGTTTACAATACCCAATACCTTACCATTATCAGCAGCCGTGAATGCTGGTAAAATAGCGTCAACATATCCCTTATCAACTGCATCATTATCCTCAGTTGGTTCAGCAGTTAGCTTGAGCTTACCTACCATAGTGCCGCCCGATTTAAGAATTGCACTGGCTTGGATTGCGCCGGTTTTGCCATCTACATATTCTTTAGTAGTAGCATGATTTGTTGATGTTGGCGCACCTACGCTGACAGGTACATATGTAGCCTGTGTATCAGCCTTAACAAATGCCGCTGTTCCATCATTTGAGCCTGTTAATCTAGGCGCATTTGTACCGGTTGCCTCAATGGTTGAGCCAATATATAATGGAGCTGGACCATCTGTACTGATTCTATGAGCATTAACAATACCATGCTCATTCATGTTCAAATCGCTGTCAATCTTGCCATCATCGCCTAGCAGGCTATGCTCATCTACATATGCCTTGGTTGCCGCATCTTGGTCTGCAACTGGGTCAAGTAGGTCAGTGATTTTATGATTGTTTAGACTGACCTCTGATTCAATAGCCATGCCACTATCTGTATTGCTAATAGACTTAACACCCATGATATTGTTACCGTTCATGTATAGATTGCCGCTCATTGGCACTGTGCCATCTGACTTAAAATCGCCGGATGCACCGCCATCGCCGGATACGCCTTTGACATTGAGCACGGGTCTACCCTGTGCATCCTTGGTATACTTAAATTGGTCTGAATTTAATAGATAGCCACCATCTGCGGCTCTAATTGTTGCCATATATTATCACATCCTATCAACTATATTCGTCTGGATCTTCATTCTTTTTAGCAAAGATGCGCTTAAATACTAGAGAAATCAGCTCAAAGCCAAAAGCACCAGCTGCATATGTCAGGACATCGCTAAGGTCGCATCCAATCGTCTCGCCCCAACGTATAACAGCATATGTCTTTAGGCAAGCTGCCCATATCATTACTAAAGTTAAGAGCCGGAGACAGTATATTACTATCGTCCGGCTCATTTCTCCTTTAGCCCATCTTCGCTTATTCCTAAGTTTAAGCATGGGTTATCATCCCTTATTAGCTAATTTCTCCATCAGGTCTTTATTGTATTTATATGTATCTAGCCAATCTACTGTAGCATCAGTAAATCCAAAGCGGCTCTTTACTTTTGCTTTGTTTGCTTCATGCTTTTCGTCAATCTTCTCAGCTTTAGACCCATCGTTAAGCGCCATTACAGTATGTCTAGATTCATTGACTAGCACATCGCCGCGCTTTAAATATTGACTAGATGACAAATATTTGCTATCAGTTAGCATATCAAATTTACCAGTCTTAGCCCATTGCTGTTTCATCTGGAATGTAGCAGGAGCATTGCCCTGTGTATATGCCACATCCATATTGACCCCAGCTGCTTCAGCACAAACCGCCATAAATGCGCTACAGTCTGTTTCACATGGCGTCTTGATTGCAGCTAGATTCCAAGCAACTTTCTTTGCTTCGGCTCTAAGCGAGTTTCTTTGCCATTGGTCATAGCCAATATTTTTATTAGCTACACCAGCTTCACATGCTTTAGCCATTTTTTCAGCCGTCTTTGGGTCTTTTGCTCGAATCAGCAACGTCCAGCCACCACTATACCAATTAGACCGATTCAGCTCACGACCGGATTGATTGCCAGCTTTACCATTCTTAATGCCGCCATTTTCATCAATGCTGGCTTGACCGATATAAACAGCCATTATTTATTCTCCTCTTGCTTAGTGCCATATAGCTCATTATGGAGCAGTAAGACACTAGATTCAATCATGTTCTCAATAGTAGCCGAATCAAACTTGATACCGTGCTCAGACAGATAGTTGACAACATATGCTTTTTTCTCTTGTGCTTGTTCGGTCTTGAATAGTTGTTCTGCGGCTCTGACTGCAATATCTACATATTGCTGTGTCTGAGCAATCTTGGTTTCACCATATTTCTGCTTGAGATATGGTACAAGAACACCCGTAAGAACAGCCACGATAAGACTAAGAACGCTAACAATAATCTGAGTATAATCCATTTTATATTCCTCCTATATTCCTATTATTCAGTAATTTCTTTCCATCCAGCAGGATATGCAGATGGACTATATACATTAGCATCAATCAAGCTTTCATATACCTTGCCTTCAAATTTAACCTTGTCACCCTTCTTATACGCATCATGTGCGCCTGTTGGCTGGACAAAATCAGGAATTGTTTCGGTTGGGGGCGTTTCTGGCTCAGTTGTACTGCCGCCTCCACCATCTCCTGTGGATTCAGTCACTTCTTCCCAACCATATACGCCCGGTTCCCATACATTGTTATCAATAGAGCTTTTCCATTTCTTCTCCTTATGCATGACAATATCACCAAGCTTATATGCGTCGGTCGCGCCTAGTGGCTGAACCCATAGAGGAATACCACTTGGGTCAATGCCAACCGCCTTATACAGGCTAGTGGCCGTGTCTGGGGTCCATTGAGCCGCAGATGTATGATCTTGTAGTACCTGATATAACTGTGGGTCACCTACAGCATTAACGCCATATGCCACCCATTCACCAGTTACATATTTTACATTAACAGCCCATTCATCAAAGATGCTAGATACAACTAGTGCCTTTTCTTCTGGTAGAGTTGTAGCAAAATACTGTACTGCTTTTCTAAATTGCTCTGCATATGCAATTCTTTTCATTATTCAGCCACCTCCTCTTTTGTAGACAAGCCAATCATAGTATCGATAATCTTATTGGCTTCATCCAGTTTTGTTTGTAGCTCATCAATTAGAGCCTGTTGTGCCTGTTTATCAATCGTCTCTTGAGTTGGCGCATATACATGATTGCCATTCTCATCTATGATTTCTACGTAACCAGCTTTTGCAGGTAATGTCGGTTGATTTATCATATACACCATCCTCTTTAATTCTTTGCTTTAATATAAGCATGTAACCCAGTAGCAGGAGAATATATTGGAAGCAGAACATCTGCACTATCAAAATTCAAGATTTTTGTAGCAGCACTACCAATGATATATACCTTATGATCTTGAGGATTCTCAAGCATGTCATATAGAGTTCCAACATCCAAATCATTTATCAAAACATTCCATGTATTAGCATGATCGACAGACTGATATAATTTTGTTCCATCCAAATAGAAAAATCCATGAGAACTACCAAATACTCTGCCTTGTGTTGGGAGAGTTATTGGGGATGCTTCTGTAGAATCTTCTGTAATTATATATGACCCAACCGGTGTATATAGATCTGGTTTATAATTTAACAAAGCAACTGTGCCATCACATGCAAAGAACGTATTTCCTCCCTTGTTCACAACAGTAGTTCCTGTCGCTGTTCCGGATTTATCAAATAAATAACATATAAATCGATCCTGTCCAGCATGCATTATGTATTTTGTTCCAAGTTTTGCCACTTTATTCTTGTAATCTGGTTCAAAATTTCCAGCAGAAATAGTTGTTCCACCTTTTCGATCGATAGTGAAAGTATTTGGGAAAGATGTCACTAAGGATGGTTGTATGTGCTCAAAAGTAGTTACAATATAAAATAAATCTCCATCTACTTCCCATCCGCCGTCTATAGTCATGCGTTCAAAAGTTGTAGATGTTAACATGCTGCTTAAATCATTACCGTAATATCCATTACTATTTCTTCCACTAGACGGTTGATTTACCAGAGTTGTATACATGTATTTGTTTTGACTTGGAACATAAAAAAATGACCATGTGTTAACATTTGAAGATTGCGAAGATAATGATGTATAAAAATCGTAAGAATTTATCGGACTATCCGTTCTTGTATCTTTCCACAATATCTCCCCTGCCTTACCCGGTCTATACGAAGTATCTGCACTTGCGCCAATACTTTTGAATGTGCCTACATGCGGGGCGCTTTTCAATAGATTTTTTAAGACAGGATATTGTGAACCATCTACAATTGCGCCATTGCACAATAGCCAATTGTCTCCCAGATTGTTTCTAGCTGTTACAAGTACGTCTCCAATTGCATATGAGCCTCCACCATATGCTATATGATTGAAAGCATTATTTAATGTGTCGCCAGATGGCAAATTTAAGATACGTTGCGCTTGAGCATCTAGTAACACCTGTCCACTAATTGTTTCTGGATATAGAGTATCATAATCTGTGCCATTATAATTCTCTATAATAAAATTTTTCTTTTCAGCCAATTATATTCACTCCTTCAATTTGAAGTATACTTGCCCACTTGTCATGCCAACAGGAGGTTGAGTAGCAACCTTGATTACATCCTGTTTGAATGTAGGGTCGGATGTTGATTGAACTGCTACAATTCGGCTCGTCACATAGTTAAATAAAGCCGCTACTACTGTCTTATCTGTCAACTGGTCGTTCTGTAAAATAGCTAGAGCCGCCTCATATTGTCCGGCTGACATATATTGCTTGAACTGCGTATTCAAATCAACATCAGACAAATGCAAGTCTTGATATTTCATTGTCATCATACAATAGCCGCTCCTGTTACATGAAACCAAAAATCTGTGGCTTGTTGAAATGTTGGTTGCGTCTCAGATACAATATAAGCTGGGCTATATCTATCGCCAAAATATTGCTCTGTTGCTGTTAAGCCATCTAGCACATCATTCATAAGCCCAGCTGAAATAATCTTCTGTTGATTATTTGGTATTTGAGACAATACTTGTTGCGCCACATCGTAGCTACCAGCCTCCATAGCATTTTGATACTGCTTAACCAACTCAGCATCATCAGCTGTAATATCTAGCATAGTTGGGAATGTATCAACTTGGCTGGGAAATTTAGTTGCCATTTAATCACCTCGTTTAATACTCTGTATAATATGGATACCAACTAGACGCTGATATGGTCATACTATTTGTATCACCATATTGCGCATTATATGACTGTACCATATATTTCTTTGGGTCGCCCTGCAATTTCATAGCATGACTCATAATAATATTGACATCAAGCCAAGGAATTGGTATAGTGGCTAATGAGATGCTATCGTTGAGCCGACAACGCCAATATAGCTCTATATCAGCTCTTTGTTTAGCCAAATCGTTAGACATGATATTATCATATTCGCCGCTATAGCATACATGGCGAATAATACCAACGGAGCTAGAACCAACAGGGTTACCAACGTAGAACGGGCTATCTGGATTATCGTCATATGCCACAGCTGATGCTTGGTCATTACCCAAGTCTAAGAACGTGTGATTTGCTTGAAACTGAGCGACATAATATTTGTCTTTTTCAAGATAGTTTGCACCAGACCCATCTTTATTAACAAGTTTATATGTACCTAATATGGTTGGCGCTGCTTCACTAGCGCCAGCTGTAATCTTTAGATAGATAGAACCTGTCACCTTACTAGGAGGCACAAAGCCAACCAACGTCCATTCTTGTAATGGTGAACCACCTGTTGCAGTTGGCGTTAATGATGGTATATGCAAAGTAACGGTCGAGCCATCCACTGTGGTATTATCGCTAAAATGGTCAATATTATGACTACGCCCATATACCTCTATATAATTCTTGACATTCTCAAAATCTGTGTTTACTGATTCTGAGATGAGAATGTTCTGCCATACATCGTCATCAATCAATACAGGGTCATTTGCACCAGTTGGAATAAGCTCATAGTGAAATACGCCATCTACGTCAAAATACATCTGATATTGTGGCAAGATAGCACATAGCTCTTTGAGAATATCATATACAGTACCGCCTTGAGCTATCTCAATATCATATGGCACTTCTTGAATTGCGCCATCTACGTTCTTACATTCACTAACAATATACTTGTTGAACCCGCCTAATTCCAATGCGGCGATTATAGCCCCACGTACATCTGAGCCTTGTGGCACTTTAGTAGGTACGCCCGGCAATTCGCCATTTCTCAATCCTGTTAATTTTGACATCAAGTCAAGCCCTGAGAAAGATAGAGTATATGTCGCCGCATCATATTGATAACTAGGCGCATTGATTAGATAGATGCCCTGATTATACCATTGGATATTACCAGTACGAATATTAAGATATCCTATCCATGGTCTGATATATTTGTCAAGGAAAATCTTGCCACCGGGTTTAATCTCAAATGAGCTATCTGTTACAACTAAGCTGCACTCACACGAATGCCGCAAATCAGCATTAGCATCAACTGTGACTGATAACCCAATCAGGTTGCCGCTTAGTTCATCTACTACGTTCATGTTGAAATCCAACAGGTCTAGCTTAATATATTGCTTGATATATGATTGTCTAAGGATGTTATAATCATCCTGTGTGATATTCAATGCCATATATTATGCCTCCGTGGGGATAAGTCCATTCATAAACAGGTCCGACTTATTATCCGGTTTGCCTGTTTCTGTCCAGCTTGCATTAACATCGCACATACCCATACCATAATTGCTATCATAAGACACCGAGGGATTGCCTGTGATAAGGCAGAGCCACGCCTCACCATTCCAGTCCTTTATTATCTTGGGCTTACCATTCGTTAAGAATTTCAACAGGGTATTCTTTCTAGCTGTGATTTCCTGTCTATCAATATTGCCTGTTTGCTCAAAGTCAGCAGGTAGCACCTTGCCTTGAATTGAGCCAGTCTGATAATTCTGTAGTCCATTGCTAATAACAACAGGATATTGCCGCCCATATGGTGTGAATACGCCTACTTGCCGCATTTGGTCATTATTGCCATATGCAACACCACAATATAGTTTATATACCGTGTCATAGTCGCAAATAAATACGCCCTTGAAATTAGTAGCAATTTGCTCTACAATATAATCGCCCTCAACATGGCTCATCATAGGCACATAAGCATATTGATATTCAGTGAAGTTAAGTGCCAAATTATCAGTGAATGTAAACGTCAATTCTGATAGGCTGTTAATTTCAGCCTCTTTAATTATGGTCCATTCAAACTCGCCTACTTTACGCCGTTTGAGTCTGTACCCTGTAATATCCTTTGCTATCTGGTCGACATTGCCAGCAGAGATGTTGTTCTCAAAGTTACAATCCATGACCGTCTCCCAGTCCCAATCAGTAGGGATAGTTGGATTATATGGTTTAGTTACATTTTTGCTTACATTAAAATGGTCATATACGCCGCTCTCAATGCGCGTCTTAGTGATATGTGAGACGTTGGTTGGCATAGGGTCAATAGCGTTTCTATCAGAACAAAAATTATAGCCTAATACAGCAATCATACCATCTCACCTCTATTCTCTATCTTTAAGTCGTATACATTGTTGATGCGCCGATTCCAGATGAATAGATATTCTGTATCAGCTGGCTTTGCTATCTTATTGGAGAATATACTGTAATAATGCCGCCATTTTGGATGGATAGCAACAAGCTCAATCCATACATATTCTCCCTCTTCACGATATGTTATTGTAACCGTCGCGCCATCATCATTGGTGAACGTTAGAATGGTTGAATTAGGGTTAAAGTCACGTCCCCATATACCCATAGTGTAATCGCTAGCTATCTCATAGTTATCTTTCCATTCTACATACGTTCCACTTTGTCTGAGGTCAACCTCTTTATCGTCAATATAAGTAGGAGGGTATGGGTTAGAATCACCCGGAATACCAACCATATTATTCTCAATTGTCACATATCCATCATGACAATTGTTGGTCAAATATATGGTTGTATATAATCTTGGTATGACATATACAATATATATATTAACCTTGCCCGATTCGACCGCTGTTCCTTCTACAGTTTGCCCAACTACCTCAATCTGATATGCCAACTTATCCTCAAAGCCTGAGAACATATAAGATACAGTTGTTGGTACGGCTTGATTCTGTAGGTATTTAACGCCGCTTGTTGCTACTAAATCGCCCTGAGCATCATATAAATTGAATTGATATTGCGCCAACTGCTCAGATTCAGCCTGATTATATTGTGCCTCAAACTCAAATGACGCATTGGGGATATTATTGCTAGGCGGCATATTGGTAAAAGTTAAAGTAGGCTGAGTATAGCAATAGAATAAAATAGGGTCAGATTCAACAGATATATTGCCCTGTGCATCAATCGTCTGAATCGTCGCCTGATATCGTGTGCCATTGACTAATGTATTAGCTGGTAGTGTATGAATATAAGCAAACGATGTAACCGTCTGTTTATATACCTGAGCTAATGTTTCATTATTTTTTATTGTTAATATATTGCCTGTGACCTGAGAGCCACCTTGTGAGTAGAACTTGAACTGTTGTGACTTAGTTGCGTCAAATGCCGCAATTTGAGCTAATGTTGGTTTGGTTAATACCATATCTCATCCTCCTTTCTATATTGTTTTCCAAATCAAGTTACCTTCTGAATCTATTGATAACACCTTACCGGCATCTGCTTTTGTATAAGGTGGTAAAATATCAACTGTTATAATAAACGCCTGATTCATTGAACCATTTGGACAAAATACCCTATAACTCTTATTTACAGTTGGTGTATCGCCATAATACGCTATATTACTGTGTGTCTTGCCATTAGCTCTAACTGAGCATGTATTATTATCCCCTACAGCCGTTACTATAGCCGTATATATCTTAACTGAATCCTTGACTGCGTTTTGAGCCAAGATGTCCATTGATTGTAATAATTCTTCACTAGGTAACACTAAATCACCTCTTTTATATAATCCTAGTAGGTATATTTCAACCTACTAGGATATTATGTTAACTACGTCTTGTCACATACTGTTGCGCCAATTCTCTAAGTCCACTTACGAACGATTGAGCATCGCGCACATTGGGTAATGTAACATTGCTAATGTTGAGCGTCTGCGCCAAACTCTGTGCTTTTTGAGCCAAAGACGACAACATATCGCTAGGTGTCATAGACCCCCAACGACGGAA